TTGATGTTGGCGGTTTGAGCAGAACCATCGCTTTGGGTTGCCTTGTCTCCAATTGGAGCGGCAGCCTTAGCACCAGGATTCTCTTCACCATCATCATCGTGCTCATGAGGAGTCGTTGATGTGCCACCTAAATCGGTAGCAGCTTTTTGTCCGATTGCCACTCCTGGTTGAACAGTTGGCATAGGATCTTTGCCTCCTGCCTTAGCAGTTTGGACATCGGAGATTTGAGTAGGGTCTTTACCTTCGCCTGGAATTACGGAAGCAGAAACGGAGGGCATAGGATCCCCCGCTTCAAGAACAATACTTTGTTCTTTGACAAGCTCCTCAAATCTTTCGTTTAACATATCTGACATTTGAGTTTTCCTCGTACATCTAACAATTATTCTAAGATTATTTATGAAATTATAGATTTGAAAGGTAGTGCTCAAAAACTTTGAGCGTCCTTTCTTCGATATTTTTCCGGGTTGATTCGGAAATGTATCTGTGATATTTATCAATCCTTTGTTCGTGGAATTTTCCACCATCCCAAATCCATTCTTTTCCTTCCATAATTCCATTTACGAAAGCGTCAGGAGCAGAAGGATCTGCTACAATATCAGCAGCAGTAGAAAGCATAAAGTCATCACGTACATAGTTACAACCATTACGCTCTTCTAATGAACCCATACCTCTAGAAGAGACTCCTAGTTTAACTCCGGCATCAAGCAAATTCTTAGCCATCTTGCCCATAGGCATTTCTTCTAAGATTTTTGCTTTACCGACAAAGTTGTTTCCTTCAGCACGTAGATCAGTAATTAAATGAGAAACTCTATCTAAATTTACTGTTGGTCCATCTGGATGACCCAACTCACCTAAGGCACGTCCGGGTTTTACATACTGCTCAGCATATCTTTCTACTTCACGATTTAAAACTTCAAACGGATAAACTCTTCCGTTTCTATTTCTAATTTCTGATTGTAGAAATACTCCTTCAATGTAAAGATTTTTCTTTCCACTTTGGGATTCTTCGACGAGAATACTAACCTCTTCGATTTTTTCTGTAATTAGTTTCATTGCTCCGGTTCCAATGTCTCTACTGGTTCGTCAAAATAAGAAGAAGCAACGACTTGTTTATAACTGTCAATAGCTTCTGCTGCTTTATCACTCATTAGATCATTAAGCATAGTCAGAGCATTTGCTTTTTGGTTGTTAGCAATAGCTTTTACAATATCAATTGATTCCATAATACACCTGTTGGAATTATTTAATTATTTAGACAAACCTTTATTTGTAGGTGGTTTTGGAGCAATTTTTGCTTTTTCTTTTTCCATGTCCATTTGTAAAGCAGCATCATCTTCTGCTTTACCTGCTTCAATTTCTGGAGCAAGAGCATCGTTCTGTCTTACTGCTGTATCTAAAGCAAGATTGTCTGATGGAGACAAAGCAACTCCAGATTTAATATCTTTCTTAATTTGCTTGTCCATCTCTTTATATTCTTTGTCAGTTTGAACAAGAACTTGACGACGAATATATTCAACAGAGAAATATTTTCCTACAAAAGGATCCATCTGTTCAACAACAGCAAGACGCTCTTTTAACATTTCAATTTGCTTCAACTCATTAAAATGATTATCAAATAAGAAATCATATTGGATATGTTGTTCCATATCCTCCCAATCCTCAGGAGTAATGATTCCTTTTAGAACTAGTTGAGTTTCTAGAATGTTGTGAAATAATTCAGAAAAACGTTTACGAAGACGACCAACAAACTTTGAAAACTTGAGTTCGTCTCTTAAAATTTCTGTAGTTTTTCCTAGATTAAATGCTTTGTTATCGTCTGTTAGACGTGAAGGTGGTAAGTTGAGTGAATTGTAAAGTTTCTTTTTAAAATACTCAACGTCCTTAAGTTCACCTAGATTTTGTCCACCAGGAAGTGTAGAGATTTCTGTTCCTCTACCACCTTCTCTACGTGGCAACCAGAAATCTTCAAGCATACTCATATGCTTTTTGTCATCACGAATTTCTCCTGTAGCAGAATCGTAAACCAATTTATTACGATACCTTGCCATAACATCACGGAGATATTGTTCCGCTTTTACCTTGGGTAAATTGCCTACATCAATGTAGAAAATTCTACGTTCGGGAGCACGGGACAATCTGTAGATAACAAGAGAGTCCTCAATCATTCTTAATTGATTGAGAGACTTAACCGCTTTGTGTAAAAAACTAATAGTAATTTTTTTGTTTGTGTCTTTTAATCCAGACTCAGCACAAGCAATTGAATCAGCAGCAATTTTAATTCCTTGATGTGTGCCAAAATCCATTGGACTATTGACTTGTGGTTGCTTTACAGCATAACCTTTTGGATTGTAAATGTAGTAATCAATATAGTCACCCCAATCAAATTCAAGGGCACTGCCCCTTTCAATCATTTTGGTATCTGTATCTTTACCTAATTTATGACGAACTTTCTTAAGTTTAAGAGGATCAATATATCTTAATTCTGTAATTCCTTTTTTAGGATTTTCCAGATCTATAACTTTATGATAATAGGTTCTACCATCAATATACCAATTACGAACAATTTGGTGAGCATGTTTGTCAAACTGTAACATCCTCAAAATTTGATTAAATTCTTTTCTAATTTTTGTTTTAATATTGTCTCCAATATCTAAATTAGAAAGTTCAATCTCGACCGGAGCATCATCTGCATCAGAAACAACGAACTCATTCACAATTTCGTCGATGGCGGTATCACACTCTGGATGTAATGCCATACTACGATATCGTTGAATGAGTTCGTATTCATTCCTTACATTTCCTCCTCCAACATCAACATAAGTTCCGAAGTATCCGCCAGCAACAACGGATACTCCATCTTCTTCATTAGGCGGAACCGGAGATTGACCTACCGGTTCCGTTTGTTTGTTGATCTTGAAACCAAATAACTCGCTCATAGTAAATTAAATAAGATCCTCTTACGACTATTTATCTTACTTGATAATAGGTCTTACATCAGCGATTCCAGAAGCTGCTGCTCCAGTCAGTGATGTTGTTTGAGGAGTATCAACGGTCCAGTATGAATATTGGAATTCAACTGAGAATTCTTCAATCTGATCATTGCTGTCATAAGCAAGATCGATAGCAGAAACACTGGATGGGAAAGCGTGTACTAACTTATACTCTCTAAGAATACCGCCATTGAGTTGATCGTTTTTCTCCAACTGCTTGACTCTAACTTCAGCCATGTAACCTTCAGACTGGTTAGTTTTGAATAGAGGAGCATCGTTACCGTTATGAGTATTGATGTTCTCCATCCACTTCTCAAAGTAAGAACGTGCCTTGAACTCTTTGTCATTGAAGAATGTAGCAGTCCAAGTATCGAATGTTCTATCTCCAGCAATCTTTACAGTTCTTCCTCTGAAAGGAACTTCAATAGTTCCTACAGAAGAGTTTGGAAGAGCAGCAGACTTACATAGTAAATCGATTAAAGTTTTGTCGTCGCCAGTGGCACCGTCAGTAGCGGGCCAAAGGATATCGACGACAAACATATTTGGTTTGACGCCTTGGCCGACAGTTGATAAAAAGTCGGAAATTTTTGTACTTGCCATTTTAGATTAACCTCTTTTTTAGATTATTATTGATCAGTTAGCAGAACCAATTACTTCACTAAACGAAACGCCGGTCTTAGTAGCAGTCAAAGTAACTGTTACATAGTTGATCGAACGTGTTGGTTTGATGAAGACTTCAGCAACAAATTCATTTCTATCAATAACATCTGGAGTGTTATTAGACTCATCACAAACTACCAAGAAATCTGTAACTCCTCTTCTTGATTGAACTTCTCCTAGATAAGCATTTAGAGCACCAGCAAATCCAGCTCTTGTTGTAGCATCATTCTGCTCAAATAGAACTGCGTTGGCAAGTCTTTCGGATCTCTTACGAATATTGATGAACAAACGACGAACGTTAATTCTATCGAAAGCTGAAGGAGCAGCAAGAGCAGTCTTGTCTCCAAATAGAGCAACACCTGATCCAGGGAAAGAAGTGACAGGATTAATTCTTGCTTGATAGAGTTCGTCTCTATCGGCTTTTCCTGGGTTATATGCTAACTTAACGGCATTTCTTAGAGAACCTCTAGTTAGACCAGCAGGAGAATACCAGTCATCTAACTGAGCTGATGTGGATACACATAGACCAGCAATGTCACCATTACAAGGAACGTAACGGTACTTATCATTAAAACGATCATACAGATACTTATATCCACTATCAAATACAGCATATGATGTAGATTGAATATTGCTAAAGAAAGCAATTGTATTTAATTTTTGATCGTTACTGGATAAAGCTCCACCACCGGAACCAATTTGATTTCCTTTGTGTGGTGATACAAAACCTAGAGCATCTTGTCTTGAACTAGCAATAGCAACTACTTTTGCTGCTTTTGTTTTAGTATCAGATTCAACTGCCATTGATCCTCCCATTAGGATAAAATCAACTTGCTGATCTTCTGAACTAGCAAAGAAATCATATGCTGATGAAATTTCGGAAGCATCATAAGCATAATCATCAGTACCACCTTCTAGGCGAACATATCCTTCTTCTGTTCCTGCTTGATTGACAAGAGTAAAAGCATCTCCGCTGGTTAAATCCTCAGATGATTGTGCCCAAGCAACACCGGCACCAGCAGTAGAAGGTGCTGAAGTATATGTTTGAGTTGCTCCAGCAAAGATATATCTAGATTGCTCATTGATGATGGTCTTATAATATCTCTGACCACCTTCTGTTCCTTTGCCGTCAGTCAACTTAGAAAGATAAGTTAGTCTTTCGACAACATTTCCTGGAGAACCAGAAATTTTTCCATCTACGTCAATAACGGCAACATGAACTTCATCATACTTGAGACCTAAGTTTGAAGCGTAAATTGAAGTTCCTGGACGAGGACCGATAGCAGATAATGTTAATCCAGTAGAACCAATCTCGTAGTTGCTCCACCAATCTTTAACAGCACTGATTACTGTGGTGTCATTTACAACGGCAGCGATAGTTACTTCACCACCGGCACCACCGGATACTGTTACAGTATCTCCAATAGCATATCCTGTACCACCAGCAACAGCAGTAGCATCAGTAATAACACCATTAGAAGTTGTAAACTGTAGTGTGGCTTGAGTGGTAGCATTCTGGATTAACAATGGTCCAGCAGTATATCCAGATCCACCAGCAGCAACAGAAAAAGTTAGAATTTCTCCATTAGTATCAACAGATCCTACTAGTACTTCACCACCGACACCTCCTAGCACATCGTAGGTTTGTCCAGCAACGTAACCAGTACCAGCAGCATCAATAGCACCAGTACCAGATAGAACTCCATCTACTGTGGTTAGTTGTAGAGTTAAAGCATTATCTCCAGAACCAGTAGTAGCTGTTGTTGTTACTGTTGCTCCGTTTGTATAACCTGATCCACCAGCAGTTACTGTTTGTGCTCCAGTTACTTCTCCTACAGAGTCTGGATCATCAAGAACAGCAGAAGTTGTGAGGAGAGAAGTTGGATCATCTAGAACAACGGCTAGTTCTTTTGTCGCCATTGTATATGAATAAACAACTCCACTCTTTTGTCCATTGGCAGTAGTAAACGTAACGCTGTCTCCAGCAGAAATACCACCAGCAGGAGTAGCAGCAAGAGTTACAACTTGATCAGCACCTCTATCAGCAACAACAACTGCTAATGAGTTTGCCCATGTTCCAGCACTTCTAGCAATGAAATCATTGCTTGCTCCAGTTCCTCCCTGCCAATCTAGTTCGTTCTTTACAAGGGTTGCTGTTCCGCTAGCGGGAGCGGCATTTAAAACGTTAGTAGCAGCACGAACAATTGCTAGTCTACCGCCATACTGTAGGAATTCGGAAGCTACAAACCAATCTTCAGCGTTAGCATCAACAGGCTTTCCGAATACTTCAACAAGTTCTTTTTGTGAGTTAATACCTACAACTTCTTCAATAGGTCCTTTTTTGAAGGAAGAAGCTAGGGCCCCGGTAATCTGTTGTACACCAGTTACAACAGAACTTGTAAGGTCACGCTCCCTTACAGAAATACCAGGCGAGACTTGACTTGCCATTTTATTCTCCTCTCGGTTGAATCCATTTAAAATCTAAAATTATTTATGATTTTCAATAGTTCCACATGTATCCTACATCTTCTTGTGTATCTCCATACCAAACCGTGCCATCACTAACAAATCCATCATCACCTTCTAATCCGGTAGTAATAAAACCAAATGGTGCCATATCTTGTTCAATTTGATTTTTTTGATCTTCGTATATTCTTTGACGAACATCATTATCTGTCATGTCTTTAAAATAATCTTGTACCGCTAACCAAGCAAAGATAACCATACACATCACAAGGTCATCATGAAAACCATCATCTGCTTCAAAAGATTGTTTTCTTTGAATAAATGTAGTTAATTCATTAATAATTTCATAATCTCTAAACAATAATTTGTCATCTTCAATAATTTGCTTGAGGTTAGCACATCCAATTTTTTTAACAGTAACACTCATTTTGACACCAAGTTGGGTTTTGTTACCGGAAAATCCTTGCCCAACAATCTGTCCAGCTCGTCCCCTCATAGCACACATGAGAACGTTAGGATACTCTAAATCATAATTTAAAATAGATGCTACCTGATCCCCAACATCATTAACCTCACATAAAACATAAGCATTGTTATATGCCCTAGCCACATCATTAATAATATTTGGGAACAGCATAGGTTTTATCTCATTGTTCCTATATTTGGCAACAACAGAATATGGGACTGTTGTGATGTCAAAAACAACAAAAGCAGAATAATCTCCACCAATGCCCCTACTGACATCAGCAGTAATGATATATTCGTGATGTTTTCCTTCAGCACCCGTTTTTGGTTGTTCATATATGTCCAATCCTTTACTAGAACTTAGAGGCGTATCAAAAACTAATGATCTTAATTTAGAAGCAGAGATAAGAGTATCAACAGATCCCAAGAATTCGCATTCAAATTCCTGAGTAAACTGTCGTTCTGATGTGTTCTTGATAGTTTGTGCTTTCCATTCTTCGTCTCTTCCAGGAACTTGAGACCAATGAACTTCAGACCAAACATATCCATTTCGTTGATTTTGAGCATCGACCCACAACTTATAGAAATGGTTCATTCCATAAGGGGTTGAAATAATAATAATTTTTGTTGTCTTACCAGATGAAATAGTGGGATACACAGAAGAGAAAAAGTCTTCAGCAACATGATTTGGAACGAAAGCAAATTCGTCTAAGAAAATAATGTTGAATGACATTCCCCGAACAGCAGATGCTGAGGTTGAAGCAGCAAGAATTTTGGATCCATTCTCTAGTTCAATGTTACCTTTGTTCCAAACAATAACACCTTGCTGTAGCCACTTCGGTAAGTTTTCATACGCTGTCTGTAGTCTACCTAATAAATCTCTTGATGTTGACGCTTTGTTTGCTAGAATACCTACGTTAACACTATCATTAAAAAGAATAAAATGTAACAAGTAAGACACCACAGTTGTAGACTTTCCAGTTTGGCGTGGTAACTTGGCAATGTTAAATCTGTGTTTGTGAAATTTTCTAATTAAATCTTCTTGAAAATCCCACATAGAAAAAGGTACAAGACCTTCGTCTACGTTAACAATTTGAACATAGCGTTTAGTAAAATAAACAGGGTCTTGTTTACATTTAATAAATTCATCAATTTGTTCTGATGTGAATTGCTGCTCTACGCCAGATTTTTTTAGTAATGGATTACCGAGATATATCTGATCTGGTTTTAACTTAAAATCTTTTGGTTTGGGCGCATTATAATTCAATCCAACAAAACCGCTACCCTTTTTCTTTCCAGACATAACAAATAGTTTATTAACTATTTATCACTGCCTCCTGCCTTAGGACCGTTATTATCTAAATCTTCTAAACGTTTTGCCCAAGTGTCTCCACCATCACTACCCCTAGATGGGTTTATACATTGATGATTTCCTAATTTATTACAGACCAACCCTGCCAAATCTAATTCATTTCCTTTTTGACCAGTGCCAGACCAGTAGTGCTGTCCATTTATCCAAAGAGCACCACATTTTGGACACTCTGCTCTTGATACTGATAAATCAGACATTTCTTTTTGATCTGACATCGGCGTGTCTCCGTAGAATATTACATATTTAGTTCACTCTAATACAAATGTGTTGTTTTCAAAAGATTTATTTTATATTTCCTTGAAAGAACTTAACATAGAATCGTTTCTTACATCTAAGGACTTACCTTTATAACGAGGATTCGTTTTGACTTCCTGACTCACCATTTCACCTAATTCATCAGCACATTTGCACCATAGTTTTCTTGCCTCTGGTGCTCCTAATGCTTTTTTCGCCACAAAGTCTCCCACTCATACCAAAGTTGGGAACACTCCGCAGATTTTT